CTCTGAATGTCAGCACAATATGACGACGGTCAGTCTCGATATTTTCACGGGACTTAACAGTGACATCACGCTTGAGACCAACAATAAAGCAATTCTTGTTGAATAACAAGGCCGAATTCAAGGTGTTTCCAGAAGCTTCAACCACACCATACTGAGTAGTTGTACGCAGTAATTGGGTTTGAATAATCGGAATACCTAAGACAGAAGCTAGTTGACCACTGTTAATAGTTGCAGCTGCGGCCGAACCAATTTGCTGGGCTTGGATAACATTTTCAATTGTCAACAAGTCTAGATAGGTTGACAACGGAACCAACAGTCTCATATTGGGTGGATCGTAGAAAGTTTCATTATCAGTAGCAGAAGCAAACTGGCTACCCAAAGCGGCAATATCAGCCACTGTAAGGGCATCACCACCTGCATCAACTTCTACATTTGCATAGTTATTATCCAAGGCATATCGCCTCAAACCATCCCAAGCTGTACGTGGGTCAGTGGCTGCATAAGTAGCAGCTACGTCACCACCAGTACCAGAATCTAGTGTTTGCACAATACTTTCACTATTACCATTAATGATTGCATCATCCATACCTTTAGCGGCAGCATTCTGCATCTCAGGAATAGTAATATCCTGAATCACATTAACTATCATGTCTTCAAGTGCTTCTTCTTCCACTTGTACCATGATAGCCATCTTGGTAGGTGTCAATGTAATTTGACGTGAACCAGGAGTGGCAGCAGTAATATTGTTAGCATCCGTAGTATCACCAGCACTAGTGGCATAAGTTACTAGGTTTATACCTGTACCAGCAGCGGGAATTTTCAGGGAGTCAGTACCTTGAGGAATAGTAATTTTAGGAATGACACCTGCTACTTCATATTGCTGTTCCATTCTTTGAATAAATTCAGAACTAAAAGCTGTTGGAACCCACTCAAGACCTGTGGCAGCACCATCAGGAGTAAGAGCTTTAGCCAATTCACTATTCTTACGAATATGAGTATCATAATAGGCTAATTCTTGTGGGGCACGTTTCATGATATGAGACATAACAACTAATGTGTCATTATGTTTCTGCAATTCACGAACAGCTTCTTCTCTGCCACCAAAACGACCAGGCTCCGTGTCAACCATCTTCTGCAAAGTCTGACGAAGGCCATTTTTAGCAGAATTTTTAATGACATCAGCACCATCAGTATCATCATATTCAAAAGATGAAGTATGGTCGTCACGAACAGACTTCTGCAATTTCTTGCCAAAGTCTTTCATTTCTTCCGAATGCTTAGTAGTAAATTCCTCTTTAAACTTAGTGAGTTCCTCAAGAGTGTCAGCTTTAAACTTGGCAACCATTTCCTGCTCGCCAGCTTTGCGCTTTTCTTCTTTGACGTCATCGCTCAGTTTTTGTGAAATAGATTGGATATGCCGTAAGGCATCTATATGGACTTGCTTTTCAGCCATTATGCAACCTCGCTTATCGCTATAGTTTCTAAAGATTCCAACGCCGAAGAAACTTCGGCAATCTTTTCATCAAACTGTTCCTGAGAGATTTGACCTGACTCTCTTAACTCTCGAATTTCAGTCGCAGTATGATTTAAAATATCTGCCTCCTCCATGATTCGATTCATGGAAATGACAGTCTCATCCTGAACTGGTTCAGATTCAGTCTCAGATTGAGACTCCTCTTCACCAACCTCAGGCTCGTTATTGCTAAAACTGAAAGTGCTGATACTTTCAGTATTCCTATCAACCTGCGACTGAAGCCCAGACACGGATGCCTGCAACTCATTGTTTTGGGTTGATAACTCATCAAGACGATTGAAAGCTTCTTCAAAGAAGGAAGATGCCTCAATATCCTTGTTCTTATCACCTTCATCAACAACATCTTCAGATGCATTAGTAGCTTCATCTTGTTGCGATTCTGGTGAATCCTGTTCTTTCTCTAAATCCGTAACCAAGCCTTCCAACTCCTCATTTGTGAGTGAAGTTTCTTTTTTAGATTTAATTCCATCTAACTCTAATTGTTGACTAGGTTCAGCTGACTCGTTTTTAATAGTTCGCCAATTAGCTCCCGCAACAGCGGGAACATCAACAATCGCAATCTCCCTACTTAATAGGTTCTTCAACCTGTGTATAAGACCTGTTCTTTTCTCATCATCATCTTTTTCGGCCTCATCATCTAATAGAAATAACTTAAGACGGTTCCTGTTCTCATTATCAGACATTCTCTATAACCCTCTGAGCTAAACCTTCAATTGAATATCCTGTTAACTCACCTTTTTTAATAAGTCCCCATATTTTATCATTACCTACATAAACATCAAGTATCCAAGTACCTTTTTTTAATACCTCACCCGTACCGTAATAATCCAAATCAGATTTAAGTACTGCGGATTCTATGGGAACAAGTTCGTCAGCAAGGTCTTTGTAACTACTATTATGCATGATGTTTATATGCTGGTAATTTTTCATGTAATCGTGAGCCGCTTTTTCGATTTCTAAAGCTGAAACGATATCCCCCTGCTTGTCTACCTCTTCTGGAATCAAAACAGGGCCAGAAACAATCCTCTGTTCTTCGTCAACATTCTTTATAACTGCATTAAACTTTAAATTAGCCCAATCTAATTCAGAATCCATTATTTTATGACTAACTTTATTTACAATAACACAAACATCTCTCTTTTTACAAGTTAATGCACTCTGTGCTTTAGCGAGAAGATATTTGATTTCACTAGTGGTTCCTTCGAAATTCTTTTTCATATATCTCCTCGGTTTCTTCTTTTTCTTACCCTTGTCCCAATGATGATACTTAGAAAACGGGCTAACAAGAGTTTTGTCATTAAATTCTGATGACATCTTTCTATAATATCTGTTAACGAGCCTTTCAATCTTAGAACGGTACTCTTGAGGGATGTCAACCCCACCTCTGCCACCACGCAAAACCGAAGCAATAGCGAAGACAGCTTTCGGCACAGCTTTAAGCCTGCCGTCAATAACATCAAGATAAGGCAATTTATAAGCAGAAAAATTATCTTCGTTATCATAGTCAGTGTACATAAACGCCTGCTTATACGATTCACTTGGGGATTCAGTAGAGTTTGTGAACCGTCTTATCCTCTGCACAGCACCATCGGAATCCCATGTTCTAGTCCTTGATGCCAAAGGATATGTTTTAGTAGGGACACCTTTCTTAACCCCTTGATTCCTATAGCCAAAATATTTCGGGTTCAACTTCTCCACCAGATATTTTTCAATGCTTTTAAGTTCCGAATAATTTGCCCCCTTAGCAGTAGCGAACCTAACGCAACACTTGGTCTTAGCAAATTCTTCCCGTCCCTTCCTACTGGATAAGTTATATTTGGCTCCAAGCTCTTTATCATCAGCTAAATCCTTGGCAAATATGGAACCGACCGTACTGCCATTAAAATGTCTAGATATTCTTCCCCGTAATCCACGACCATAATAATATCCAGCAATTCCAACTTTAAGGCATTTGCCAGACTTAAGATAAATCGCATAACAGCCTTGAGTATTAGGCAACTTATCAAGGTCTACAACACAACTACTGTCACGCAACCGAGAAACATAATTGGAATAACTAGGCATTACTTATCCACATATTCAACAAATTAACATTATGAATCATTATTGTCAAGACTATTATTAGCCTCTTGTGTAACCTTAATTTGATTATCCAGCTTATCTATTTCATCAGAACCAACACCTCTAGCCAAGCACTCAATTAAGGATAACTTACCTTTATGCATTTTTATCACAACTTGACCGTTGAACTTATCTTCCCTAAATCGTGTCAGAAGGTTGGAAATTGATATTACCTTCAGCTTTTCGTGTTCCTTGTCCATTAGTGACATTTGTATCACGTCTCCTTGATTCGACTAGTTGAATCTGCCTTTCAGTTTCCGCTCTTTCTTCATTAGAAACAACTCTTGAAACCGCAGGTTCATAACCTATGCCAGGACTATCGCCTCCTTCAATCTCACCTTCCAATCCCAGTTTTTTCCGAACTTCATTAGGAGTCATAATTCCACCTTGTATAAACCTGAAATAACCCAGCGACTCATCCATAAAGTCTTCCCTCAAACCTGAAACGGAACGAGTATCATACTCAGCGACAAGATTTTCCTCTCCATAAAACGGCAAAAGTTCTTTTGTGATAGTCTGTGCAACATTAGCCAACCTCGGCAACATGGTATCTTGCCAAAACATCCTATATGCATGCCTAGCAGTATCGCCTGACTCTCCATTATTCAGTGCAACTAAGTGATAACACCCTAAATTATTTAATATCTTATCCCTATTAAGGATATTGACTCTGGCATAATCGGCATCCGTTGGACTCCTGTAAGCTAAATCCAATGGCCTTAGCCCACCACCCAGCAACATCATCTGGTGAGCATTGCTCGCTCCCTTATACTGTCGCTCAATCAAAATCTTGAATCTCTCAAAAGCAGCATCGGTCAACTCACTGTCAGTAGTGAAAACCATAGAGGGTCTAACGGAATTCTCGAAAAACTTCTTTCCGAAAGTAGTGACATACATCTCCATAATCAAACTATCCTGACCAGCGGCTATTGTCGGCAACCCCGTATACATAGAATACGGATTGAAATGCGTGAAATGAACAACCTCATCCTGCCTGAAACTCTGAGCTTTATCATTAACCGTCCTGTTGTAGTTGATACGCTCGGATTTATCCACACTGGCAGCTTCCACCCTATCAGGACGTTCAACATGAATTTTTATGGGTGCTTCGCCAAACACTTCATGACCAACGGTATCATTCGCCCGTTCCATAAACCAATATGAATTCCCCGCCAACTCCAAATAAGCAAACGTTTTTACAAACAGTTCGAATTTGGTGTTCAATAAATTGGCATTATTAAACAACTCCAGAACAGGATGCTCTTTAACTTCATCCCTCTCCTCTCCTTTGACCTTGAAAATCTTAAGTGGCACCATTGCCGCATTAGTAGCAATAGTATTCACACCGCAAAACACCCACAATACATTCTGGTATGTACTCATCAGGTTGGACATACTATCCCTAGGATAATCTTCATAATTCGATGGATGTAAATCGTACATCACATCATCACCGAACACATAATTAGTATGCTTTACCCGTTTCGCTATCTTTAGAAATGTTGTTGCCAGTGCGTTTCTAATATTCATTACGACACTCCATTTACGGCATCACAATAATACTTCATATCACTAAAAACCTCTATGAACTCAGACTTATCAAAATGCGTCTCAACTAAATCGGGGTCATCATCAACACTTAAGTTGGATTGAATATAATCAACAATAGGCTGGTGCTTATAATCCACACTGTAACCGCCATTAACACTTAGAGGGTTACCTATATTATAATCCATAAATGTCGCCTTCGGCTTCCTTTCCATTAAATTAAGCAGTTCATCCTCATCACTCATATTCATATTAAACATTTTAAACTGTAAATCTTTCTGTTCTCTTTTCTTCGCAGCTTCAGCGGCAAACAGCCAGGACATCAGCATATCATTACTGGGAAAATCAGGATACATCTTAACTTCCTGCATAAAACGTCCCCAAGGACTTTCATCCAACCGCTTGCCATCGATGACGTCCTGAATATTAGACGGGTAACAAAACCTCCACCTGGCATTAGACATTTCCAATGCCAACCGTTCCAGTTTGGAATGTTTAGCCGCCCCTGTGGTATAAGGCTTAATCGGCAATTCGCCTCTCCCATCTGCTCTTATAGCATCAACCACATCATCCTGTAAAGCGTTATTTTCAACAAAAATCAAATCGGGACTATAAATATCATTATATGACCTGATGGCAGATATCTTCTCTTTTACGTTCCAGGCACCGACAGAAACATCCAAAACATACTGCTTGCCATGGAAAACACCAACTACGCAAATGGCTGTACCCATCCGCTTTTTAGTAGATAAATCAACT